CATACGATAGAGCAATCGCAATATCTAAAGCATACACCAATGTAAACATTGTATCAAAAGATCCAACTGTAGTTATTTTCTGTATATACTTTATCTGAGCTGAATTTGAATCAGTAAGTAAATATCGTCCTTCTTCTGTCCAGTTGTCTTGTTCCTGGCCGTACATCTCCACCACTCTTAAACAATCTTGTGGTAAGGCATATTTATAAGTCCAACCCCAATCCGGAGCTGTAGAGCTTACCGTAAGAGTGACCCTTGCAAGTGCAAATTTCCATGGATGAGAACGCAATAGTTCATCTCGTATATCGTCAACAAATTCTTTGCATAATCGTGCCTCAATAGAATCATCATTAATACTTGAAATTCTATTTGCACCTAAATAAGTTAAAGCTCTGTTGCATATAGCGACAAGACCTACAGCCATCTAACCCCCCAAAAGTAAAAAGGCCCCATCCATGGGGCCTTAGCAGAACTTATACAGTTCTGTAATACATTAAAACTTTTACTGTTCCGCTAGTTGCAGTCCATGCAGTAGCAGCAGTCAGAGTCAAAGTACATTCAGCAGAGAAAAGCTTTCCAAGACCAACCATGTTTGCTTGGTCAATCATAGATACTGTATCTGCAGCAGTGTTCACATCAACAGATGCTAAGAAAGCATCGTTGTCTGTAGTTTCAACTGCACCAGCATCCTGCAAGTATCCAACGTGTACAGTTCCAGCAGTTCCAAGATCAGGAAATGCCAATACTACGTTTAAAACTCTTGCACCCTTTGGAATTTTTCCCAAATACCAAATGTCGTTGTTTGAAGGAGCAGATCCAGGAACTGTGAAATCACAGTACATAACCTTCACTTCTCCCGATACGTCGCCAGGACGGATCATGTCCGCTGGCACGTCTACAAAAGCATCCGTATATTGATTACCATAAAAAGTAGCCATCGTTTAATCCTCCTATTAACCTTCGTAACAAATAACTTCTACAACTTTAACTTCTTCCATACGAGTAGCGCCAATAGACATTCTACCGTACACTTGCTTCGCATAACCTTTGTCATCTCTTTCAGAGATGCGAGACATATAGTCTTCACCTACAGAAAGTAAAAGACCATCTTGCGCCCATGCAAAACAAGAACGATAAGAAGCGCCTACTACAGTCGAACCAGAACCAACTACTCCAGTTGAAGTAGATGCATCTAAAGTACCACGAGATGCTGTTGTGTTTAATCGGTTTAACCAAATAAACTCAAAGCCCATGAAAGTGTTGATCTCACCTTGAACTAATGCTTTTACAGTATTGTAGTCAGAGCTAGACACTTCAGTAGTACCTAATAAAGACTCAATCTGAGAAGGAGACACAGCCATGTATCTCTTCAAGTTTCCTTGAACATCTTGTACGTCAAGCATACGTTTAACTGCACGAAGAGTTTTCATGTTCAAGTTAACAAATGCTGAACCATTGTTAGCAGCATATTTCTGAGTGTTCGGATGAGTCTGAGAAGTCGTTCCATCTTCACCAGTGTACGCTGTAGCAATAGAAGCAGTGATGATTTCATCATCCTTAGTTCTTCCGAATGCCCAAGCAGCAGCCATAGCATACTCAGAAGTAGGGTCGATCAACATTCTGATTTTATCTTGATCATCAACTAAATCTGCCCATTCATAATCTTTTAACGTAACCATACGTCTTGAATGAGGAGTATCTAATTGAGGTGTAGAAGAGTGACGACCTGTACGTTGTACGGCTGACACGGTTCCGATTTGGTCGAAGAATTGCTTCTTCCCTTTTTGACTCTCTTTACGAACAGCGTTCTGTAATTTAGAACCCTGTTGTTGAGACAAGTGTTGTACGTTTGCACCGAATTGGTTTACAAACGCAGTGGTAATTTGATGAGACATTTAATATCCCTCCTTTAGTTTTATTGGATAAAATAAAAATTGCTTTTTGGATTATCCTCTAAAAGAGGGTCCTAGATTTACGTCTAGCCCGTAATAGCGTGAAAGGGTCCTGTGACGGATTGTCCTCACCCTCCATGCTACCTAGTTCTTATGCAGTGTCAAGCTACTCAGCAAACATTTGTGCAAATAAACCCTGCACTTCCGCCACAGCCGCCTTATGCCCAGGATGCTCCTTAAGAAAATAAGGATGATTTGGGTTCGCCATGATAGTGTCTACCGACTTCTTGGCCTCTTGTGGACTCATAGTACTGCTAGTTGCCACATCTCCTGCAACAATTGGCGTCTCTTTATAGAGTTTTGCACCAACCCCTGCAAAAAGCTTCGCAAGGCGCACATCATTCATAAGACCTGTGTCTTCCATATATTGAAGAGTGTCTTTGTCTGCAAAATTCTTTAGAACAAGTTTTGCCCTAGATAAATTGGCATCGAAGTTTTTACCCCACTCTGCCTTTAGCCCATCAATTTCTTGTTGCTGTTTTACTTTATTTTCTTCCATAAACTTGCCTTCAGCAGTTGTGTTTATCTCAGAAAACCAGTCAGCTAGCTTCTGCGCTTGCCCTGGAAGAATACCAAATTTGTGCGCATTTTCTTTGAAACTTTTTACAAAATTTTCATCAAGTGTAGCACTTTCATTTATCTTTATATCGTACTCTTCTACCTTCTCAGGGAGACCTAACTTCTTATATACTCCCATCCAATCTTCATCAGATGCGTGCTTACCAGGGATTGCAATTTTCTCAGCGCCAATTAATTTCTGAGCGTTGATGTAGGCTGCGGCCAAGGAAGGAACATCAGAGAACTTTCTGAGAGTGGCATCCTCCTGTAATTCAGCAGGCAATCCCAATCGCCAATCTTGAGGAGTGCCTTGCTTGGAAGACGTATTTGCACCAGGGTTTCCAGCGGTTGCCTGTCCTCCAGTTGTACTATTTGGAGGACTTGCGCTCCCTTGGGAAGCTCCAGATCCGCCCCCTGCATTAGATGGAGTAAGTAGACCTCCGCCACTAGATCCTCCTGCTCCCCCGGCTGCGTCGGGGTTATTATCCTGTAATATATTAGTCCATAACTTCAGACTCACGGTCAATCCTTTCGTAAATTGCGTTCATGTCAATTTTTAAAATACTTAATATTCTAAGAATGACGTTTCTCTCACCTTCTTTTATCAACATATTATTGACATCCCCATTATACATATTTGTCAATATCCCATGTACCGTCATAAGATCTTTTAACACTAATTCCCCATCAGGTGACTTAAATACATTCTGATATGCATCCATTAGTGCTGCGTACTTCTTTGCTGTAACTGGTTTTTTTGCCATGAATTCCTACTCAGTCTGACTCATCGTCTGTAATGTTTGCGCTCCTGTCTGAGCGTTCTTCATCATCTCTTGTTCTTTTTGCATTTGAATTGCTTGTTGTTGCTCTTGCTCTCTTTGTTGCCTCATCTTATGTACCTCATCTGCATTTCTAATTGCCTCTTGAGGAAACCCTAAGACACTTGCCACAACTCTGATAATATTATCTACGTTAAAATTATCGCCACCATTGGGCGCTATTTGTAGATACGGCGCAATTGTCTCTAGTGTACGGCTAATATTCTGCACATCTGCCATTCTCTGAGCTTTTGCAATTAATGATGAGTACTTAACATCTAAGCGTATACCGTCAAGTTCTGGAGGTGCGGGAGGAAGTTTCCCCCGTTTAAGCATAACATTGTATACTCTCTCCACCATTGGCTTTAAATACTCCTGGTGCATACGCCCAAGCATCGGAGAAAGAAGTCTCATAGCCTCCTCAGTTCTCTGCATCACTTCAGTGGCAGTCATCATAGGGCCACCTTGTCGTAGCTTTAGCTGATCCACATAGAATGCATCTCTTACTCTTTGTCTACGATCTTCCATGGCTTGAAAGCCAAAATCAATCCTTGTATCGTTAAATATTGGCTTTGCTACCTCTGTACCAGCTCTGTAGTAATTAATGCCCCCTGGACGCGTAACAAATGGAAGAATAAACCCATCATCAGGAAGCTGCATTGGTGGGTCAACAATTTTTTGAGCCCCATTAAGCATGGTCTCATTCATCTTATTTAGCACCTTCATTTCAGGCAAAGCATTCATACCAGGGGATCTTCCCCAAGTCTCACCACTTGCTTTACCCCATCTTGGTACTACATAAGGAAATGAGTCAAATTTTCCCTTCTCAATTTCATGCTTATATTCAGGTAATACATATTGCGTAAGCCATATATCATCTTCTGGCTCTTTAGTATTAGATATATACGCAGGGTACACCGTATGAATTACCTCAATCTTTTCATCTTTACCCTTATCGTAGTCGGCAAGTAATCTTGCCGGCATTGCATCTCTTCCCCATTTTGCAATGACCTTAGATGTTTCCCATTTCCACGAGCGATCAATTTCTGAAACTCTTCCATGGTAATCTTCACCTATAAAATAATCCTTCACAAAGTACGTCATGAATCGCACAATTTCTTCATCAGACTCCTCAATATGCTGGCAGCCTGTACCAAAGGAGGTAAGATCTAAATACATCTCCGCTGTCTCAGTCTGAAAATTAGAATTGTTTAGTGTACTGTGCATCTGACGAATTACTTGTTGAAACCACTTTCGTACAGAGTCTTTGTTGTCTAGCACAATATCGCCAGTTGTAAACTCAAACCAGTACACATCTGGGTTAGTTAATAAACTATGTAGCATACCTGCCAATAATTCATTTGACTGTACACCAGTATTATCAAGTAACCTGAAAGAGGTCTTTTGCCCGTCGGCCCTCTGACCAGTCACAGTGCCCCGCCTTGGAAAAATATAATCTATAATCTCATCCCAATGACTCTCCCACAATCCGCGGGCACTTCGCTTGTCCTCAAGTCTTTTTATTATTTGTTCAACTGTTAAATATTTTACTTCTGCCATTATTGATTAAAAAGAGCCGCGGGTCCGGCTCTTCTTCTCCCTGATCTTCTTGCAAATGAACTTATAATATTAGCAATTTTCTTCTGTCTATCAGCCTCATTCTCAAAACCTAGGCGTTGGGCTAGCTCATCCACATTTCTTTGCTCTCGTCGTGCCTGTTGTCTTTCTGTAGTAAATTCTCCTGTCACTGTTTGCTCAGCAGGTTGCCCTATTCGTGTGACATCAAATGACGTGCCAAAATTAGCTTGCGCAAGTTCTCTTGGCTGTCTAAATGGATCTTCTAGAAATCCCCCAGGATCACTTAAAATCCCCGCGGGATCTAATGGATTATTTTTCTTTCCGGACTCTCCACCGCCACTAGACATATATACTCCTTCACACCACGTTGTACTGACTATCACATTCTCTAGGAAGTCTTGCTCGTCGTTCATCAGCATCTATAGAATATTCATCACTCAATGCTACTGCCAATGTACGAAAAGCATCTGCTCCGTGAGAAGCCCAATCATGCTTCGGTGTAGATAAATAAATTTTATTTTTAGAATCCCATTTCTTCTGGTAGTTCTTCAAAGATTCTAGTCCCCTAAAATCTCCAATCTTACCTTGATTACAATTATCTTTGTCAAACCAACATCTATCAAGTAAATTCCTAACCGCCTGTATTCCGTCCGCTACGGGTAGTTTTGCTGCGACTACCGCATTCCGCATTCCAAGTGATTTTATAATCTCTAACCGCGATTTACCCGTTATGAGATCTCTGACTGCAATATCGTGCGGGAAAAAGTGAGCTCCATATACATACGGTTTTTCTGTCAAGGCCTTTATATAGTACTCCAGGCCCTCACCAGATCCCTCCATATAGTCAATGACCCTCACCTCTGTTCTATACATCTGAACAAACCAAATAGCCGTAGAGTCGTCAATCCCTAAATCCCAAGCAGTATGTACGTTAATAGAAGAATCAAAAGGTACAGCAGTAATGCGTCCCCTGGACTCCAGTTTCGATAAGTTTTTGCCATAGTAGGACCCCACAAGAGCAGCCTGAAACGAGCAGTTATGTACAATAATTCCATTTGCTACATAACTTTCATCCTGTTTAACGTGTAAATTATAAACAGTGCCCTCAAAACTAGTTATTCCGACTTCTCTTACTAGACATGCAATTCCGTACTTTGTAGGAAACATCTCTCTTATTCTACTATGATTTACCTTGAAATAAACAGATACTCTAACCCCAAAAGACTCTATGGAGTCTCCTGACCTACCTTCTATGTTATATTTTCCTGGCGGCCTTACTTGTACCGATGATCTTCTTCCAAGAAATGATGCTAGGATCTGAATATCAAATGCTAGTTTTTTTGATGTCGTTGTAAATAGATAATACTTAATATTTCCCTCTATAATTCTTCTATGCCCATCACCATCAATCAATGTCTGGAAAAATAACTCCTCATGTCCTCCAATTATATCAAACGGAATAGTCTTATTCTCTGCTAAATTTCCACAATGCGTAGAAAGAAAATCACATAGTGCAGTGTTGTTCACACATAACGAGCCTCTCACTACTGTATAACTATACCCAAGAGATTCTAATAGAGAGGATACTTCCCTAACTTCTTCTATTTTACCCATATTTAGCGATAGATAGCATGAATTATAATTTATACTTCCCTCACATATATACCATGCCAGTAATGTGGCCATCTCCTTACTTACTACGGGAACTCCTTTATTCTTTTTAGGCATACAAACATAGTCTCCTTTTTTTATATGCCTTGCCTTAACCCACAAATAACTTTGTGTCTCTTTCCTATATACCCTTATAGGATGCTCTGGAGTCACTATCAAATCATTCTGATACCCAAATCTATTTATACTGATCATGCTTCCATTGTATTTTTTATTCATAGTTCTTAGTACTGGCCTAAATCTTCCTGTATGTGTCAGAACACAATCACCTTTTTTTATCTCAGATATTTGAATATGTCCTCTAGCAGTAGCTACCAAAGTGTCTTCAGGGAAACACTCGTATTCCTGATCATATTCTTCCTCGCTCATTATAGCTGCGGCTGCCTCTAATTCCGAAAGAGGTATTATCTTAGTCTCGGAAGCCTTAAACATAGCTCTAAACCAATCTGGTTTATCTTTGGAGTTTTCATAAATCTCGTAAAAATGGTTCTGTCCTTTAGGTGTGCCAATAAATATCGCCCACCCCATTCTATCAGATAGTGCCGGACGGATTACCATGCTCCATACTTCGGGATTCATCTCCGCATATTCGTCTAACACCACTCCATCTAGGTAAAGTCCCCGCAATGCTCCAGGGTTTTCTGCTCCCAAAAGCATTATACGGACCCTATCTCCCTGAGACGGGCGTCTAATGTCAGCTCTAAGCTCGGCTTCGTTGAACTCTACAAAAGGAATATTCTTTAAATATTCTTTTAATACATCCCACGCCACCCTCTTTGCTTGACCGTATGTAGGGGCAATGTATGCAAGCTGCGGGTTCTTGTGCGTACACCGTAGCCCGCAGTCAATCATTTCGTTTAGCGATAAATGGGTCTTACCAAAGCGCCGCTACCGATGGCAAACGAGCACATTAAATCTCTTACGATTTATGTGTACATACATCTGATGCTCTCTAGGAGCATAGCCTGTCGATACTACTTGTGTTCCTGCCAAAATACCTCCTTTCTAGAGATATACTCCATGTTACGCAGTCCTATTCATTTCTATCCACTTAGAAAGTGCATTTATATACATAAACTCAATACTGTCGCCACTACCAAGTGTGCAACTTCCATTTGTTTGCACGCCAGTGCTTGTGACAAAAGTCACTGTGTTTGTATCATCGGTCCCAACATATATGAGTCTATCAGCATTCTTAGCGTTAGCTGTAGAAATATCTGCCACACTAACTGCTCCCCCATTTCCTGCCACGGCTTTCATGGTGTTTCTAGAATCCTCAGGTGTGAGTGTCGATGCATCTGTTATTGAATCCACCCCTCCGTTAGTATACGCATGGCCTATCGGCTGGTATAATACTCCATTATAGTACTCAGGATGTTTCGTAGAAGAATTGTAGAGCATACCTCCCGTTGCAGGGGTTGCTATGGCATTTCTTTCTGCCACAGTCATTACAGGCATAGGCATTGATAAAAGAGTCGTAGATATAATCTCAAATAAAAGTGAAGTGGAAAGACCGCGTTACTGCCAATTTTGACTCCCCCTGGGAATCTTTTCTCGCCCCCAAAGATTTGCGCCAGGATGGAAACCCCGCCAGGATTTGTCTCATTGGCTGGCTCCATGTTAAGCGCCTGTCCTGTAAGTGTAAGCCCATTTGCATTAGGCGTACTGCCAAAGGTTGCAAGAGTTACTGCTGCGTGAGCTAGGGCTGCTGCTGCGCTGTACGTCGTATGATCTGCTCCAGATAAATACCCATCTACTCCATCGGATGATACAGGGATTGATATAATACCAGTTGTATTATCGTACGCAATTGGACCCGTTGCAGAAAGTAATGCTCTAATTGTCGCGTTTAATATCTGCGCCCTCAGCCCAGGACTACCGCCAGATCTTATGTCAATGCTTACAATGCTGTTATTTGCATCGGCTGCATCGGCTGATATGCGTACTGCTCCTGACAGGTTCCCCGCTGCCAGGGTTAAATCTACTGAATTGGTGTCCGTGACTCCTGTGACGGCTCCGGCACCTTCTCCTCCCCATCCACTAAATCCAACTGCCATACAGCGTACTCCTTATTAGTAAGTTGTTGATACCTGCTTGATATACGCTATACGCACCTTATCTCCATTGGAAGCTGCATCGATGTAAATCTCTGATAAATCAAAATAGCATTTATCTTCATCGGCCTCTGTATCATCTGCCGACATTACCAGTGATGGAAGACTAGACCCGATTACGATTCCATTAGACGAATCCACTGAGCTATCACCAATGTAGATTACATCTGCATTGGTCTCGTGTTTTTGAATGATAAGATAGCTCACCTTGAGACTTGATCCTGTGAGGGGGACTCTGGTGCCAGCGGTAGTTACTGTTACGGGCGCCATTGTCACCATCTGAAGCTTAACCTCTGCCATGCCTATATCTCCTCTATGTAAGTTACTTGTACGAGTGCGCCACTAAGGTCTCCTAGTGCTCGGACGTATACCTTATCTAATTCTATATATTCTGGCCTATTTGTATCTATATCAAGCACAAATTTCTCATTCTCCCGCAACTCGTATCCCACTGACAATTCATCTGGGAGTGACGCCAAACGTATTGTGTTAGGCCCCAGGTTTGTTACCACCGGGTATTTCGTCTTCTTTGCCTCTTTCGTGAGTGATTGCTCCACCAACCCCTGCAGGAATATCTGTGCTGCTCTGATTTGTAACATCTTTTTCTCCTCTTTGGATCCCCGTCTGCACTATAATCTGTGTGGGGACTGCAATATTTGCCTCAATTTTTGCACTATTTTTGTATTTCGGATCATCCACCCCCGCAAGCCACTTATGGGCGTCAATTTTGACTTTGGTTGCTTCTATGGGGTCTTTCCTGGATTCCGCCAACTCTGCTTCCTCCAATACTTTATCGCGGTGGTACTCAGCTCTGGCGATGCGCGCCTCTTCCAGCGCCGTTTTTATCCACGGATGTATTCTCATCCATCTTACGAATTGCGCATAGGTAGGCATATTGGCTCGCTGGCACACCTGAGTTAGCGGCACCCCTTCAGTTATTTTCTCCAAAAGCTCTGATACCACGAACTCACTGTAGGGCACGCGCCCTGTTTCCACCAAATCCTTTGTAGAGGCCGTTGTTGCGGGATTATGCCAAGTTATTTTATTTGTAGTGGGGTCTATGATCTTATCGTATTGTATATACCCTGTACGGTGTACGCCATATACTGCAACTACTTCGTGAGTTATAGAATCTTTTACGAATACCTCGTCGAGACGGCGCTCCATGTAGACTCTGTTTGCTGCAACTAGGGCCTGTATATCCAAAGGGGGGTACTCCATTTGAAATGTGGTGGTGTAATTGGGGGTACTGCCAGAAATGCGCGCCACGGATGCCAGGGAATGGATAAAACCCGCAACCCGTAGCTGCATCTGGACTTTATGCCATTTTGGCTTAAGAGGGGTAATTGTCATGGGGCTGTGTGTCGAGGGTTTTGGGAGGAGGTGGGTCGGTTCGAGGTGCGATATAAAACGCTCAGCCCGACTCGAATCTTTGGGGTATACCCCCCTTTAGTAGTAGCCCGAAACAAGACCCCGAGTTTTTCTTATTAACATAGGCTCTAGGATCTTATCAATCGTCTAGCGAAAATTGTCACTGAGGTCTGCAAATTGCGTCACTGTACGACGGATCGTGGTACGCGGAGCATGGTATTGGTAGCAGCGGCATGGCACTTGCAACTTGATGCTTGCAGCGTCGGCCGCAATGGGCATGGTCGCAACGATAGGAGTAGAGCAATGAATACACTAATGTCATACATATTATATAAGACAGGCTTTAGATTTAGCAAAGACTACCGCTATGGCATAACAATATACCATAGAATAGTCTATCGCCTTATTAATACTGTAAGAGTGAATCAACTAGCTGATCGTCTTGAGGATCATTATAGAATTTATAAATCTGAATAGTTTACAATATACACCGTACACTATTGAGATCATCAAGAGACCGTGATAATGGTCTCTTCATTGATGGCAATAATGCCAATTAAAAGGAGTAAACAGATAATGAAGACTTTATTATTAATCACATTAATAGGATCTATCAGCAACGCCGAGACTATTTTTCTAGTCAACGGCAAACAAACCGCAGTCGATCAGGCTGCTCTCGCATCTATGAATAGTAAAAATACAGTTTTAAAATGCGATGAAGTCGTTATGAAAATTAATGCCAAGGGGAATATGAGCATCAAAAAGAAGGATCTCAATGGAGACTGGAAACAAGTGAGTAAATAATATGATCAAATTAACAGAACAAGACTTCCACGACGCCCGCGACGAGTACATGGGGAAATGCCTTAAGTGTGGCGCAGACGCATACGGAGTTGAGCCAGACGCTCGTAAATACAAATGTGAGGTCTGTAATACTCGTGCCGTATACGGCATTGAAGAGTTGTTCCTAATGGGAAAAATCGACATTGCCGAGAATGCACAATAATGATCCGTGCATCGGATGCTCAACTTATCGCCAAATAGCGCATGGATGCGCGTACCTATCGCCAAATTATTTTAAAAAAATATTGCCTATTTTCTGACAAAACGTGAAAAATGCTGCGCTGCTCGCGTTTCGGGATTGCCAAAGAACACAGAAGAAAAACAGAGAGTGTGTCACGTTTTCACCAATTAAATCATAAAGTTATAGCTGAAAAATACAGGACACAGGGACACAGATCATTTCATCAAAGTTTATATATATATAAATACAAAAAAA